TGACAAGATGAGACACGCTAAAGTAGGACAGTGGTGGGAAGCTAATCCGCAACGTGCATTGGCTAACAACTCTGCTGTGTATGCTACCAAGCCTGATGTAGGACAGTTCCTAAACGAGTGGACCAGCTTGTATCACAGTCACAGTGGTGAGCGAGGTATCTTTAATCGTGAGGCTGCTGTCAACACAGCTAAGAAGAATGGTCGTAGGGATACAGACTTTGAGTACGGTACTAACCCATGTTCAGAGATTATCCTTAGACCTTATCAGTTCTGTAACCTATCTGAGGTAGTAGTTAGATCTACAGATACCAAGCAAGACTTAGAACGTAAGGTCAGACTAGCTACTATCTTAGGAACGTATCAGTCTACGATGACTCACTTCCCTTATCTTCGTAAGGTATGGCAGAAGAACACTGAAGCTGAGAGGTTACTCGGTGTGTCACTGACCGGCATCCTGGACAACAAACTCATGGGAGAAACCAGTGACAAGACTAAGGCAATGCTTGAAAGACTCAGAGACATATCGGTTGATACAAACTTACAGTTATCCACTGAGCTTGATATCCCTGTATCTGCTGCCATCACTTGTATTAAGCCTTCTGGCACTGTTAGTCAGCTTGTTGACTCTGCCTCTGGGATTCATACGAGACATAGTAAGTATTATGTCCGCAGGGTACGAGGCGATAAGAAAGATCCTCTATCCACGTTCATGACCGATCAGGGTATACCGTCCGAGGACTGTGTGCTACGACCAGAGTCTACTACTGTGTTTAGTTTTCCTAAGAAGTCACCAGACAGTGCGCTACTGCGTGAGGATATAACAGCTATCGAACACCTAGAGTTGTGGTTGATGTATCAGAAGCATTGGTGTGAGCATAAGCCGTCGGTCACTATATCTGTTGAAGAGCATGAGTGGCCTGAAGTAGGCTCATGGATCTGGAAAAACTTTGATGATGTCAGTGGTGTTAGCTTCCTGCCGTATGATGGTGGGACATACAAGCAAGCACCCTATGAAGAGTGTACCGAGGAGGAGTACAAAGAACTTCTTCATAAGATGCCAAAGAGCATTGAGTGGAACAGCCTCATAGAGATTGATGACAACGTGGAAGGAGCGCAGACACTGGCTTGTACAGCAGGAGCTTGTGAGATCTAATCTTTCTTACTATTAATTAAATCAAACAGGGCGCGTACTTTCTCTTCTAACACTGAGATACGCGCCCCAATCTCTGCCTTCCAAGTTATTGCTAAGAACACTACGAACAGCAGCCCTGAGATGATCTCCCAGAAGTTGATGATGAACTGTTCCATTTACCACTTCTTTCCGTCAGAAGTTTTAGTACCTTTGGGTATACCTTTACCAAATAAGATCATTGAGTTCTTTTCAACCCTATCAAGAGCAGCACCGCCAAACTTTTTTCTATTCCAGAATTCGTTATAAGCATCATCTAACCGACCATCGCTATAGTCAGCACCCCATTTAGGATAAACATCTCCTCGATACGCTAAGTCAGATAACGCAGCAAACTTTTCAGGATCATTCTGTTCAATAGCATCTACTAAGTCAGCATCTATCTTACGTTTAAGGTCTGCAACCCTATCATCAAAAGCTTTAGGAAAGCCTAACGCAATATAGTCTTTACCTTTTCTTTTAGTTTGACCTACTCCTTGAGTAAGAATACCTTTTGTTTTTTCTTCTTTATTTAAGTAATAAGGATCAGGTAAATAACCTTCATTAGCAATCACATACTCTTGTGCAGGAGTTAGCTGAACATTTGGGTTGTCTGCTTTGTAAGCGTTTACCGCGTCTTGTCCTCCAAACCATTTTCCCTGTTTAGATAATTGACCGTAATCGGTGTTCCACATCTCTATGGGAGGGTCTACTATTTGTGGCATTACTTCTCCTACGTTAAAACTCAGAATAATCAGTAAAAGCGTCTTTACCGTATGGTATATCCATTGCCTCATAATCAGCATCAGTCATGTCCTCAAACCTCGGTCCTGTATACTGAGGAGCATTAACACCTAAGTCTATCGGCATTGGACTAGGCATAGGTAACTGACCTCCGAACATCTCAGGAACAAGAGGCTCAAGCTGTCCACCTACACCTGTAGGCATAGTAGCGTCAGGAAGAGTATAGAAGAGACCTGTGTTGTCTTCCGGTCCTCGTTGTGGCATTACGGAACGAGCTTCAGGCATACTGTTAGATCGTCGTAAAGGTAGACTAGGTGCGTTCTCTCTACCTTTAGCCCTAGCAAATTCTCTTTCTAGTAAGTTGTCTAACATACCTGAGACATCAGGCTTAACAGGTATTATGTCTTGCATCCTGTTAGCTGAACCGTCAATCTGCTGTTCAGGATTAAAAGGAGCAGGTCTCTCAGGTGGTCTTAATGCAGGTGCTGTAGGTGCTGGATCACGTCGCATATCAATACCATAAAAAGGCTTAGGAGGACTAAACACACCGCCTTGACTGTAACCACCCATACCATTAGCTGGCATAGGAGGAATAGGAGAATCAGGCATACGGATATCCGCAGACAAATCAAAACCTGTCGTGTTAATAGGGGCAGCAGGAGGACTAGAAGGACCAACATAGGTCTTACCGTTTAACTGTAATAGTCTTTCTGTGTCTAAATTCTGCCTTCCTTCAAAAGGTCTAAAACCTTCTGGTATTGGTTCAGGGTCATATTGTTTTACTCCTTGCCCAATACCTAATGCTTGTAGTCTTTCCATTAAAGTAGCCATTATTGTTCCTGTTCGTTAACTGTAGTTTTAAACCCTGTGTAAAAATATAACGGAGCAGCTTCACCTAAAGCTCTTACAAAATCTTTAGCTTTTACAGGAGAATCTATACCGAATTTAAATTTATCGTAAGCCTTTAATGCGTTTTCTAATCCGTTTGGATCAGTAAGTATGTCAATTTGAGCTTGTTCTATCTTATCTTTTGCTACTCTTTCTTGCACTCTTGTAGCAAGTCGTACGCCTTTTTGCACTACAGAAGCAATTTTATCTCGTATCTGAGAAGTTACATACGGCATATTTAAACCAGGAACAACTCTAGCAACCGCGTCTCGTTCTTCTTCAGCTACTCTTATAGCTATCTTTTCAATGTCTACTCTTTCTAAAGCGTCCATTAGTTCTGCGATACGCTTCATGTAGGTAGTCCTATCTTTACCAAACAATGTTTTTAAAAGATATTGATTACTAGGATCATTAAGAAACGCTTGAACTCCTTGAGGATTTTTAGCACCGTTAGCTATTACTTCTCTGCGTATAGCTTGCTTAATTGTTTCTGCCCCCTCTGGAGACAAGTCTTTTATTTTCGTTAAGTACTCATTAATTTTCTTAGGTTCGTTAATAACCTCTCTAGCTATTGATTGATAGTTAGGAGGTACTCCTGGTTCTAAATTTAAAAATTGATTTATTGATCTAAGTTTAGCAGCTTCGGCAGCTTTATTTAAACTAGCTATTTGTAAAGACAATGCTTCTTGATTGACTAATATACCTGTAAGTTCTTTTCTTAAACCTGAAAGCTGATTAATAACTTCTTCTTTCTTTTCCATGTGGACAAGTAATTTTTCTCTGTTTAAAACACCGTTTTTAAATATAGAAGGGTCATAATATATCTCACTTAAAAAAGCATTCTTAGCTATAGGTACACCGTCTGGTCCAACAGCATCTAAAAAATTTCTTAAACTTTGTCCGTTTTTAACAACAACAGGAGCAACCAGTTCTGCGTATTTATCAGCGTTTATGTCTTTAATTCCTTTACTTCCAAAAGGTATTCCTATTTTTTCATAATAAAGCAAGTCTAAATCATGAAGACGTTGATTAAAATCTCCTTTTATCAAAGTACGCGAGTCTTCAACAACATTTTTAAACTGTTCAAGTTGTCTTCTTCTATCCGATCCTTTTGCTGCTTTCATAATTTCTTCGTTTACAGCACGTTTTAAACTGTCTAATTGTATAAATTTTAACGGAACGTGTGTCTTTACAGGTCTTCCTTTGTCATTTACAACAGCAACTTTTTGACCGTCTACTACTCTAAACTTTTGTCTAGGTGAAAGAATACCTAAAGCTTTGCTTTCTGTTCTATTTTTTAAACCAAACAGTTCATTTATTTTGTTTATACGAGCGTACTGATATATTTCTTGAACAGCCTCACGAGGAAGAACTGCTTTAGCTTCCGTTGCTTCTTTCATTAAAGCTTTATAAGCCTCACTTCGGTCTGTTTGCGCTAGTTCTTTACGCCTCTCTACTAATTTTTTTATTCCTATTCCTATTTGCTCTGAAGTTCTTCCAGGTTTAGCTAATGCTCTAAGATCAGACAACCTATCTGTAATAGCAGCTAGTTTTTTATTTATAGACAGTGTTTTAATACCTGTTTCTTTAGTAGCTAAAGTAGCGTACTGTGGACCAAACAAATCACCTAATCTATTTTGTATAGCTGAAGATACTTTTTCTATCTCATCAGTAAATTTAGCCCTAGCTTTATTGTTTGATTTAAGAAGTTTAACTGTTGTTGCTCTGACTGTAGGATTGTCAGACATAGCTATTAAAAGAGGCACATTTAATGTAGGAACTTTAGTATCTTTGTTATAAGTTTTACCTCTAAAAGTTTGACCTTTTAAAACTAACTTGCTTCCCAACACAGGTTCTAATGCTTTGAAATGAGAAATAATTTTATCAAACTCGTTGTTCTTTGTGTTATCAGCTACTTCTTTAAGCCACGCTTTAGTCACACCGCTTGCATAAGCATCGGCAGCAGCATTAGGATCTTTTCTAAGACCCATAACTCTCTTCCATACTTGACCAGTAACGTTTAAACCGGCTCCAATTCCTTTCCTAACGACTACTCCTTTTGCTGCTAGTGGAACAGACAAAAGAGTACCTATAGCTCTTCCTGTTCCAGTATCTTCAAGTGTAAGAGCTTGTTCAATATCCGCTCCTAGTTCTCCACCACCACCAGCAAGCGCACCAAAACCACCAGCTTGAGTGGCTCTTTTAGTAATAGGTTTTACTATGTCTTTTTTAACACTTGTTTGAACTACAGGACCAACAAAATCGTCAGGAGTTTTTATGACAAGGTTTTTTAAATTTTTTGTAACACCTGTGCCAGTAAATGAAAAAGGATCAGAAGCAGTTCTTACAGCAAATCCTGCAATTTTAGTACCGATACCTGCGTCTTCAGGCTCAAGCATATCAGGATCAGCACCTGTAACTTTATAGAATAACTTTTGAAAATCACTTAAACTTTCTTGAAACTGTTCTCCTAAACTTTCTCCTCTAGCAGATGCTGTAACAATACCAGCTAATAAGTTAGAAGGAGTAAAAGGAGTTCCTTTTTGTCTGTTTTGTAAAGCTACTTCTGAACCTGCTGAAATTAAAGCTGCTGAATCCGTTAAACCTAGACGAGCTTCGTTTGCTAACCAAGCAGACGTTGAAGGTCTGTTAGGGTTTTCATCTTTTTGTAAAACACTTTGATAAAGAGCAGATAATTTAGAAGCCATTGCTTCATTACCTAACCTGTTAGCTTTAGCTATACCGTCTTCAATTTGTTTTGAACTGTAAGTCTTGCTTAAATTAGTAGACGGAGAAGGGCTTATTTCTGTAACTTCGTTATTAAGTAAACCAGATAACTTGTTTACCATTTCAATGTTACCTTGTTGCTGTGCTTTAGCTATACCAGCTTCAACTTGTTGTCTAGTATAAGTAGCCATTTAAGGAGTCCCTAAAAAAGTATTTATGTCTTCGTCTGTAATTTCAATTTCAAGAGATTGATCTATTAAACCTTGTTTTTCATTTTTATATTGTTGACCATAATTACTTAAAGAGTAAATAGGAAGTGCTTCGTCTAATTCTATAGGATCTATGTGTCTTTTATATATCTTTCTATATCTTTGTGCATTACTGTTATAAGAATCTGCTTCTATGTTTTCTAAAATTTGTACTAACCTTAATTTTTCATCTAGCTTTCCTGCTGAAGAAACACCTGTAAAAAATTTACTATACATATCAGCAATTCTTGTCCCAATACTACCGCCTCCGGCTAAAGCTTGAATTTCACTTAAAGATATATTAGAGTCTTTAGACAAAGTAATTAACATCCTATCTAAATTTGCTTCAGCAACTTTACTTTTTTTAGAATTTGGACCTAATCCTTTAGCCTGTTTATAATAAGCGTATCCTTTTTCAGCCGCTTTTAATTTTTCTCTGCTGTTTTTTCCAAAATCAGTACCTATTTGATCCATAAATTGATTAAGATCATTAGCAGACATTGTTCCTTTAGCAGTAGCTTTAGCTAACTCAAGAGCATAGTCTCTTTGTTGCGTTTCTAAGGCGTTCTTGCGATCACTGAAATACAAAGCAGCTTCTGGCATACTAGCTTCAGAAAACCGTTGTGCTAACGTAGCTAACTGACGTGGATCATTTAAATCTTCGACACCTGTATTACCTAAGACTTGTCTTAGTTTAAGAGACTTAGCAATACGAGGATCAGTCATCTGCTCTGAGTAACCAAACAGACCTGCTAGTCCTCTGCCTGCACCCATAGCTATGTTGTAGCCAGACTGATAGAAGTCTCTAGCTGCTTGAGTCTCTTGACCAGCAAGTGATTGTTGTAGCTGTGCTTGTTGTCTTAGTCTTTCCTGTTGATCTCGAGCATAAACAATTTCTTCAGCACTTGGACCAAACAAAGATGCGATACTTGACATATTTATTCCCTATTATTATACGTTTGAGGTAGGTCGTTGATATGCATCTATACCTAATGCTCGTTGACCAGCTTGAGTTTGAGCAGCTTGTTGAGCAGCAGTTTGAGAAGCACTGCCAGGACTAAACATACCCATACCATACATAGTACCCAAGTTAGATATGCCTTGACCCATACCAGCTAACTGTTGTGCCTGTGCAGTAGCAGCTTGTCGCTGTAAGTTACCAGCAGCAGACTGTCCTGCAAGCATAGTGTTAGCTGCGTTAGTGTTGGCTGTCGTAACCTTCTGTCCTAATGCTGTACCTATATCCATTGGCTGTTGTGCTGCTTGTTCTAATGCTTGAGCAGTAGAGAACTGACTTGTAAATGGAGCTAATGCACCTTGCTGAACTGTATAACCTTGACCTAATAAACCAGCACCTTGACCAAACAAGTTAGCACCTGACGCTGCTCTGTTTAAGTATGCTTGATCTACGTTAGCTAGTAATTGTTGATCTCTACGACTACGTGATTCTGCAAGTGCTTGTAGTTCTGGATTACCTCCAGCACCTACACTCAGTCCTCCTCGACCACGACCAAATACACTAGCAGCTAGTCGTTGTTCTTGTTCTATGTCGTAAGGACGCAACAGAGCTTGTTGCTCTGCCATGATCTGCTCTCTGCTTTGAGGCATTTCTTGTTGACCTAATGCAAACAATCCTTCAGCTGCCTGTTGAAACTGTGGTTGATAACCAGCAGCTTGTTCAGCTTGACCTAAACTAGAACCATATATTCTACTTAGTTGATCCTGAAGAGCAGTTACTTCTGGACTACCTTGATAAGTATAGCCTGTTAATCTGTTGTCAGTAAACTGTGGCGTAGCAGAACCAAACCTAGTAGTAATACCTACTGGTCTAAATCGTTGTTCTTCAGCAGCTATACGAGCAGCTTCAACCTGTGCTGCTGCTTGTGCGTTCATTGCTGCAGCCTGTTTCTTGGCTGCCCTGTTCTGCATTACACCGCCAACTACTGCTCCTGCTACTGCTGCTTCAATGCCCATATTTATCTCCAAATAAACACATCATATTGTGTGTTATCTTTCCCTTCAAATGAATTTAAGTAATTAAAATTAAACAACTTTAAAAATTTTTTATGTTTCTTGTCTGATTGTTTGTGTAAAGCAAGTAATTCTTTTTTATCTAACTTGTTAAATGCTTCTGTTAAATTTTTCTTTACTGTCTTAGTCCATTTAGAAGTAACATCACAATGTATAAAAGTATTATTTTGATAGTCTTCTAAATAAATTATAAAATCTTTAGTAGTTACAACAGGTACTTTCACTAAGCTGTACGCTTCCACATATAAACTACGATGTACGGTTGTAAGTTCTTACCTGTTGCTGATTCACCAGTGCTAGCTATTGTTGTTGTAATGTTTGCTGTAGCTGAATCAGTAGTTTTAGATGACGGTGCTTGAGCAGATCCACCACCTGTTTGACCAGGATCAATAAACAAAGCACCTTGATATCCATGTGTATGTCCAGAATCTACAGAAGTAGCTAGGTGAGTGTGTGCAGGTATAATTGAATCTTTAGTACCACCAGTTTCTCCGATAGTGTCGAAGTCTGAGTCACCTGAGTTAATACCTACTGGTACTTTACCTGCTCCGAATGCTACCCAAGTACCGAAGCCTAACAAGGTACCAGGGTTAGTAGCTACAGTAGCGTTCATGTAAATAGAACCAACAGGATAAGACGCTGCTAAACCAGCTTGAACAAAAGCTGTTGTAGCTAATTGTGTGCTTGATGTTGCAAAAGATGCTGTAGGTGCTGATGGTGTACCAGTAAACGTAGGACCATTTAGATCAGCCTTAGATGAAATAGCAGCAGCAATAGCGTTATACTCTGCATCTATCTCTGAGCCTTTAATAATCTTTTGTGCATCACCAGACGATAGTCCATCTTTCTGTGCAAAGTTAGTTGCTTTTGTATAATCAGACATACCTATCCTTAAATTGTTTTACCTGCTTTAACATAAATATCTATCTTTTGTATCGACAAAGGTGCAGCGTTAATGTCTGCCTCAAAGCCTAACTGCATAATAGAGCCTGAGCCACCTAAGTTACTGTTGACTTCTTCAAGCACTAGACCACTAGAGTATTCTGCAATAGCGTATTCACCGATGTTGTACTCATAAACATTACCTGTTCGTAGCTTTTTAGTTATGGACCGATATGAGTTAACATAATCAAAACCATACTTCAACGCTACGTCTTGACCTACACCACCTACCACTACAAAGTTACCTTTTTTTAAAAACTTTAGTGTTGTGGGACTACCTAAGTCAAAGTAGTTAGTGTAGTAACGTAGTCTGTATTTTGCTGTGTCATCTAAGAACCCAAAGTATTTAGCTAAGTAACCTTTTTGTCCTACAAAAAGATCGCCTGTATAAGTAACGTGTAATGCCGTAGGTTCAAGACTATCCCAGACAGTAACCCTGGCTGCGCCATTCTGTAATCTAGCTCGTAGATCAAAACAGTAAACATACTTAGACGTAGGTAATGTTAATAAATAGAAAGCATCTTTAGGATAGTAAACACCTTTAATCTTTTCTTTGTTAGTCTCTGATTCTACAAATGATACTAGCTCATCTCTTACGTTAAACGAGATGTCATTAATAGGTGCTGACTTTTCTTGAATGACTCGTGCAATACTTCTTACACCTGTCTCAGACAAGAACATAACATCAGTTCCTGTACTAGCTATACTGTCTCTAGCAACACAACCTATGTCAGTAATTAAATCAGCAAGTGTTAACTGAGTCACATCAATAGGGTTAGCGTAAACAGCAATGTTTCTTCTACCAAATATAATTAAGAACCCGTTATGTGCTGCTAGTCCTATTACCTCGTCACCGTTAGGAAACACATCAACCAATGACAAGAAACCTGAGTCACCAGAAGATAAGTTAGTTCCGTCTAGTAACGAGCTAAAGTAAACTGTTTGTTTATCGTTAGCAATGTCTGCCCACCATGTTCTACCGTAAGCACCTATAACGACATTAGGCTTAAAGTCAGCAGCAGAACTGTATGTGGTAGGTACTGACCCAGCATCGCTGAGTAAGTTAAAACCGTAAGCACCTGTGTGTGCATGACTAGCTCCTAATTTGTGATAGACTAAAGGTAGATGACCAGTCTGTGCAAAGTAAGCATAAGGACTAGCTGTCGGTCCTTCACCGAATACAATACTAGCACCCATCCATTCGTTAGCTGTGATGCTGTAAGCTGTTGTACCTGATCCTGCTGCATTAGCTACTGTAGTGCTAACTGCTGTGACTAATGTAGAAGCACCGCTTGCTCTCGTAAATAACTTGTTATTGCCTCCAACAAA